CTACCTTCAAATAGAACAACAAGTACTCTGTGTAGATTTTGTCACTGCACCAATGGTCAATTTTCTTGTTGTTCTTAAGCAACCAGGTCATAAACTGTGCAGGGTTAATAGCTCGTGTGTTTACACAATAACGACCAAACTTTACAAAGGCTCGATAATAAGGACTGTCACAAAAGTCCTCAAATGTTTTGAGTTTGGCACTACCTTGTGCCATTTCATAAAACTTGATGTAGGCCTGGAATCCCAATTGTACACCACGCTCACTTTGTTCCATGCGCCTGCGCTTGGGCTCGCACATGTGTACTGCAATAGAGCTTTCACGTGCAAACTCTTTCTTGCAAAACTCACATGTAAACTTACTTGTTGTCTCGGCCATGTGCTCTAATGTATTGATCAAGTTCTTTTTTGGTTGTTATTGCTGCCATGACATCTATCTCGTCTGACTTGTAATGCGGGAACAGCTCTGCCAATTGTTTTTTCATACTGCCAACACCTGCTTCTTTTTTCTTGGGAGCAATCCAGTTGTGTCTCATTGAGCCCAGTCCTGGACTCACAGTTGTGGCCATGAGCCATTGCAGTTTACGATGTCGAGTTGAGTTAATGTTAAAGAAGTTTTTGTTTAAACGTTCATTTGTAGAAATAACATAGAACTCCTGTAGATCTCTCGAACCTTCTACTGCCGATCCCCATCGTATCATAAGGAATGGAGCAAACTTCTTGCGCTCGTCTTCTGACAACTCGTCATAGAAGTCTCTGACCTTGTGGTCAAACATTTTCATCTCGTTAGCAATGCTTAGTTTATCAGTCATATTACTATTATAACACTATGTTAACAAAAGTCAATACCCAGTGTTTCTCCTACCGCTTGCTTGAACTTATCTTGCCAATCACAATCATACACGTGATAGCCGTGTAATGTGGGATTGGGGTAATCCCAAAGATTTGCGGATATCTTGTTTGCAAGGTATTGCTCTAACTCGTTTGGTATGCTCATATTTTTGAACACATGTTCTGGCAATTCAGTACCGCCAAGTGTGTAAGCAAATGTTATGTTGTTTGCTTTTAAAAAATTCAAAGTAGACAGCACAACATGATATGACTGTAGTGCTAAAAAATCTGTTGCTACCAACCCATAATAATGATCTACAAATTTTTTTTCCACAGGATATGCATCAGGCATTATCGAATGTTTCCACCGTTTGGCATAGTGCTCATTTAAAGTTAGATCCGGAGTAACTACCACCGAATGTGCAGAGTCTCGATCAAATTCAAATCTAGAATTTCTAGTAAAACTCACAACCACATGATTGTACCCAAGTGCTACTGCATAACGTACTTGATTTGCAATCAAAACATTTGAACATGCACCTACTGCTAATATTTTTTTATGTAGGTCAGGTGGCAATTGGTCAGTCCAATGAATGCCAGTTTGATCAGTAGTCATATAGCTGTCGCCACAAATGGCTAACTTTATGTTACTCATTGAGTTTTTTTAAATTATACAACATAAACAACTGATCCAGCAACTCCTTCATGGCTGGATCTGTTTCGCACATGGTCAACACATGGTTTATTTTGCTACGATATTCTCTCATGGCAATGCTGTCGTGATCAGTCCAGCCCACCAAGTGTCGATTGGTTTTGCCTATTTCTCGAGCATAGATACGATTGTCTACTCGTTCATATATGTAAGTAACACCTGGATCAAGACTGCCCATACTTGTAGCCGTATTGATTATGTGCCCAACGTAGGAATCGCTCTAGGCCTTCTCGATCATCTGGATAGCTTTCCAGATAGATTCGACTCAATCGATTAATTATTTCAAATACTTCGGGTTCAGTGTAGGTCATTACCAAGCCTTGTTGTAATCCACAATCTCGCAGTTGCGACTAATGTCTTTGACAAAATACACACATTCAGGCTCATCACCATCAGTAATAGGCACTGCTAGCATCTGTCCATTTTTGAGTTTAGGGGCATACCATGATACTTCATGATACACATCCAGGATCTCAATGTCAGGAAAGCTGGGTCTGAAGCTGGTAAGAGGATTGAATTGGAATACTTTGAATCCTCGATCATTGATGCTGGTTAGTGGTAGAACTTCTAGATCACCAATCTCTGGTTCACCAATTAACACTTGCCAGTCCATGGGCATCTTGATTGTGTTGTCGCCTATGCGCAACACCAATGCTGGTGAGTTGAAACTCTCAAGAAAAATTAACGGAATAAAGTGATAGTCAGGATCTGCTGGATTAGAGTTGTCTAAGATAGCAAACCTCATGTCATCTACCTCTTCAGGCAAATGGTCAAGGTCGTAGTGTTGATTGTCTAGTGTTAGTATTCTCATTTTGTTATTATATAGGATTGTTGTAAGTAATGCGACCGCTTTATTTCCAATCAGGTGTTAAATCTAATAAAGTTTGCAGGAAATCATTGTGCGCTATTTGTGGATTATGAGTAATTGTAGCGTCACTAAACCCATAAGGCATATCCCACGGTTGCAGACCTTTCCAATGTTTATCTCCAAGAAATGTCCAATCTCCGTGGCGCAATGGCCCGTCTATAAAAATAAAAGGTTTGTTTAGTGCTTGTAACTTACGTAGTCCATCACTAATCATAAAATAATCTTTTGTTATTTGTATTTTATTACTGTGTAGGTATGCCAAATAATGATGCATAGCAGTAATCATCTCTGGAGTAATCTCTCGTCGACCCTGATTATTATGAATCAATTTATAATTTTTTTCATAGGTAAAATTACTAATACTATCGCTAATCATCTTTGTATCGTTATAAGATACATTATTTTCACTAAAACTATTGTATCCTCGATATTCAACATCATGTATGGTAACATGATTGCCAAGCTGATCTTCTTTGTCTAATAGAGGGAAATCTATTCTGTCTGAGCTAGTGGCCCCAATGATAACATAGTCGGCGTCTTGACTAATAGCTTCTTCTATTTGTAGTCTAATTAAAAAATTTGTTGCCCCAGATCTACCCAAACTAACATGATTAAAATTTTTTTCTTTTGCATATAAATCTAAAAAACTAGTTACACCGCGATGTACTAAACCCATAGACATAAAACTGCAGCCACAAGTGTATAATGTTTTTATTTCCATTCTAATTTCTCTGCTGAAAAAGGATAGTTGGCTTCTTTGTAAAACTGTTTGCGCTTGGTTAAATGTCGTTTGGCAAACTTGCAGGTTGATGTTATGTCCCAGATCTGAACATGGTCTTTATCTTCCGCTTTACGTATGCCACGACCAATCGACTGAATAACTCTAACAAAGCTCTTACCAGGCTCAATGAGTACCAGATTAAAAATACGGGGAATGTTAATACCAACAGCAGCCACACCATAAGTTGCCACAATGATTTTACCTGTTGCGTCAGCCACTTCATCATATTCGTCTTGTCTCGCTTTTGCTTTTGTTGCTCCGGACACAAACACAGCACCATCACCTAGTCGTTCTACTAGTTGTCTACCGCATTCTGTTCTGTCTACTAACACAAGTGTGTTGCCTGTTTCGTTTACACGGCGCACAAGGTCCGCCATGGTATCCAATCTACCCGATTCCTCAAGCAAGTATTTAAGCTCGCTTTGATAGTTGGAATACTCCACGTGATCTACCAACTGCACAATATTAACGTGGCACTGTGCTAGCACACCTCGATCTTGTAGTTCACTTGCTGACAGTTTACTAACAACAGGACCTAGTCCAACCAACAAGGCTTGACTTTCAAACTTCTCTTTGGGTATTGTTCCTGTCAATCCCCACCGAATTGGCACTCTAGCCATGATGCCTGTCAGCAGAGTTTTGAGTGCGTCTGCTTTGGCCATGTGTACTTCGTCTACAATAACACATACCACATTTTCCATGAAGTCCTGTATAGTGAATTTTGCTGTGCCGTCTTTGGAGTCTTTGAGCAAGTTGTTTAGACTTTGCCAAGTGCAAATGGTATGTGTCTTGCCGTAGTCTTTACGATCACCAAAGTACACACCCACATCCAGGCCCAAGTTAACATAGTCCTTTTCTGTTTGTGTTACCAAGCTCTTGTTGGGCACAATAACAATTGACCTACCATAGGGTTGTACGTTCCAACTCAAGGCCGCTGTCATGATAGTCTTGCCTGCGCCTGTGGCCACTTCTTGTATGCACTGCGGGTTCTGCAGATAGTTGTTGATGATCTCTACTTGGTAGTCTCGCAACACAATGGGTTCTCCTTCTTGTGGATGTCCTTTGGGCCACATTGTGTCAGCAAACGTATCCTCTCGCATCTCAGCAAACTCAAATGTGGTTGAGTATTCACGTTGGTCATCTAGTTCAATGTCGTAGTTGTACTGTTCCAAGATAGGAATAATCTCTGGCAACAGATTGGTATAAGTGCTACCACCAAGTTGGAAGTAGGCAATCTTACCATCCCACCGTCCCAGTCTCACAGCAGGCAAATACCTTGCTGCCGGATTCTCGTACTTAAAAGTACTGACCAGTTTCTTACGCACATCTAGGTCAAGACCCTCTAGCTTGATATTGACCTCATCACGTATTTGTATTGTGCATTGTTTCATGTTAACAGTATATACTTATTGCAAGCAAAAGTCAAAAAGACAGACACCTTTTTTAAGGGTGTCTGTCATAAAGCCTGGGCCGGAGCCAACCTACTCCCAGGAAAAAAGGAAACAAAATGAACTAACCAACTACCACGCGAAAACCTTGTTCTCGTTGTTCGTCTGCCTCATACTGGGTGTCCACAGCAAACAGAAACAAATCACCATCATAAATCTTGTACATTTGGCACTCCAGTTATCCAAAAACTAAAATTAAAAAGGCTAATAAGACTGCCAGCAGTGGGTGCCCTACTAGGATTAACAGTATGACACCCACCCAAGCCATGTTAGGCACTCTTCATGCAAGTGGTCTCTGACATGCGCTTCCAGTTGTTAGGGAAGCTCTTGCGCAAGTCTGCAATCT